CCAGCAGCTTGCTGGTGCTCATTTGGGCATTGATAGCGGTAATCAATTGGTTGACCAGATTAATGCCGGTGAGGAACTGGCGGGTCATTAGCCAATCACCACCACGCGGTAAGCGTTAGACGCCGGGGCCGTAGCAAACACAATGGTCAGCGTGTTTGTTGTGGCGTGGGTCACGTCAGTGATTACCTCCTCGCCATTGCTGTTCTGGAAAATGGCCACCTGCACATCAAGGCTGCCAAGGTTGTGCGTCACCGTGTAGCTGGTGGCTGAGCCATCACCAACGCTGACGGCGAATTTTTTGATGCGGCCACTCCAGTTGGCCAGCTTTAGCGGGGTGACGATCCGCAGATCGTCGGTGCCGGTGTTGACCTCGGCCTGGGTGGCAAGTTCAGCAATACCAGCCGTAGTTTCACTGGCGGCTGGGGCTGACGTGCCGAAGGTCACCCAGCTAATCGAGCTGCTGCCGATGGTGCCGTTGATTTGATCTTGGCGGTAGCTTGTCGCTGCGCTAGTGCCTTCTTCAACCGTCGTGACGGCCTGCTCCAGTTCTGGGAATGTGCTCGCATCCAGCGCCCTGGTAGCTGCTACAGCGGCGCCATTCCAAACGTAGATGCCGTTCTCAGATGCCGTGGATTGCGCACGAACCAGCACCCGGTCTTGGCTTGCCATCGTGATGCCATCAATCGTGGCACCGGGGCTGGCTAGGTTCAGGTTGCTTTGTGTGGCTACCCGGCAGGAATCTTTCCACGCCAGTCCTTCAACCAGTCCGTCCACATAGGACTTAGGGACTGCATCACCGCTGGCGCTGGGTGCCGGCAGGTTGACGACTTTGGAGACTGACTGAAAGTCGAAGTCGGTAAAGATCTTTTTAGGCATGTCAGATCAACCTCGCAAAGCCAGTGGTGGGCACTGTAAACAGAATAAGGGTTTGATTTATATTTGGATGCGAGACATCAGCTTCAATTTCTTGGCTACCGCTGTCAAATACTTCAACGCTTGGAATGTGCCCAAGGTTGTGGTTGATGGTCCAAGTGGTGGCCACCGTTGACTGGGTAAAGACAAAGGCCGTGCCTTCATCTGTTGCATCGACCCATTGCGCGCCGTTGTACTTCAGCACCTCGCCAGGCTGCGCTCCGCTCACATCCACATCGGCCAGATCCGCCAGGCCCAGGCTGTAATCTGCAGGATTGCTGCCAGGCGCGGGGACGTCGGGGGCCAGCTTGCTTAGCAGCACCTCGACAAACGTGCCGTCGTCAATCCGCCTGGACTCGCGCACGCTGTAATTAACACCACCCACGGTAATGGCGTCGCCGTAGAGCAGGCCGCCAAAATCATCAGCCAGTGCCGTCAGGGCGTAATCCGTGGAGATCACCGTCCCGTCCAGGATCACCTGTCCGGGCATCACTAAAAACCCACGCCCAGAGACAGCGCCAGCAGTAACGCTGACGCTGCCCAGGCGATCAAAGGCCACCCGATTTGCGGCCGCATTTAGGGTGGCCCAGCTCATCAGAAGGAAGCGTTAAGGCGGACGTTGGCCAGGGTGTCGCCAGAGGCGTAGGCCGCAGTGAAGACCCCGATCAGGGTGTTAGATCCGACCGTTGCGGTGACGTTCTTGTTGGTGTTGTCCCAGTAAGCACGCTGCCCCAGGGTTGCGGCGCCGGTGGCTTTAGGCAGGGCGAACACACCTTTAAGCTCGAAGCTGCCAACCTCAGTATTAGCCAGGGCGGTCACAGCAACGCCGAAGATGGCGCCGATCAGGGCGCCACCGCCAGAGGCGACTGCATAGGGTGCGGCAAGGGCTAGAACCTCGCCCTCTTGGATGGAGTTTTTCACGGGGTTACCTCGTTGGGGTGAATAATTAAGGGCCGGGGTTACCGGCCCAGAGGGTCAAGATCAGGCGCCGGTGGAGCGGTAGATGAAGCGGTAGTCCTTCACCGCACAACCGAAGTCGAAGCGGGCCAGCAGGGTGACGCCATCGGGATCGCGCTCAGGCACGGTCGTAACGGTGGGGCCGGGCTCATCAGCCAGGTAGCCGTAGACCAGGCCTTCAACCTTGCTAGGAGCAGAGGCGGCATACCACTGGGTGGCGGAACCGTCGAGGCGGGGCTCAACGATCAGCTGCATTGCGCCGGCGTAGACGTTGGGGCCGTTGGCGCCGGTCAGCGTCGAGGGGGCGTAGCCAGTGGGATACAGGAACTGGAGGGCCGTAGCTTCCAGATCGGTGGGCACCACCAGATAGTCAGGGGTCAGGTTGACCGTGACGCCTGAGATGTCGGTCTGCTTGCGCATGGCCTTCTTCGCGGCGTTCATGCCAGCGATGGCGATTGCGCCGGTGCCGGTGTTGTTATGCCCTGCCGCGAACAGAGCCAAGCCGTCTACTGATGTGGTGGCGTTGGAAGTGATCAGGTTCCAAACCAGGTTGGACTCAAGGCGGCGGAAACCGCGGCCCAGATACTCAGGGGTCCGCTCAAGTGCGCTCAGGTCATCGTTGATGATTGCCTGACGAGTTATGCAAACCTTGCGGGCGTATGTAGCGAGTTTCCAGGTAGCTTGCGCTTCCTGAAGAGTGCCTTTCTTGTACTCGCCACCCTCGAGCAGAAGCTCAGGGGCGAGATCGGCAGCCAACACCAGATCGCTGGCTTGCTTGAAATCAGGCAGGTTGCGCTGACGGGCCAGGGGCTTCCAGGTGTGGGGCTCCTCTTCGTAGGCGGCGGTCAGGGTTTTGCCGGCCAGGTTGGAGAACAACAGCGGGAAATCGCTGGTGCTGTGCATGGCCATCGCCACCAAGTCAGACTTGGAGCGGCCGGCGGTATTGATGCCGCGGCTCTCAGCGAAGATCCGAACCACTTCCATCAGGGAGTAGCCGCGGTACTGCTTACCGGCGTCGCTGATCTCGGTGCCGGGGTTGATCCGGGCGTGGAGCATGTCGCCGATCCCAGCCATCACGGTGTCTCCCGCGTCGCGGGTCACCTGGATGCGGGCAGGGTGGCCAGCAGCGCCAGCGCGGCCTTCAATCACAGAAGCGTGGGCGGTGACGATCTCCATGGCCACCTCGGCAAAGGGCTTGCCGCCATCAACCATGCCCTGCACCACGTCTGCGGTCAGGCCGGCCTGGGCGGCACAGCGGCGGATGTCAGCCTCGCGCCGCAGGGCGGCAACGGTGGCAGACTCAGCGGATGCGGAAACGGCCTCGACGGCCTTGGCAGTAACGGGAGCAGCCTCAGTCGCGGCGGCTGCCACGGGCTGAACCTCGACGGTCGCGGCCGGTGCGCCCCCGGCCTGAGATTGCGTAGTCATTTGTTTCAGGGAGGGTTTGGGTTTTTCCTCTGTAGTAAGGCTATGGATTGCGGCCCAACTCTTTAACAGCGCCGCCGGAGGATTGGTGAACCGATCCGATGGCATCTGCGGAACACTGGCCCGCACATCGACTGGAGCTGCAACTTCATCAGCTAGGCCGGCCTCAACAGCAGCGGCAGCTGTAAACCAAGTGCCGGCGCCGGAGCCTGCGGCCATCCACTCATCAACCTGGGTTTCATCGGCGCCAGACTTTTTGGCGTAGGTCTGGCGGTAGCTGGCGGAGTAGGTGTCCAGCAGCGCAGCTGAGGTGCGCAGGGATTCGGCGTCGCCGGCCGCCATGCTCCAGCAGTTGTGGATCATCATCAGGGCGTTGTCTGGCATCACAACCCGATCGCCGGCCATGGCCACCATCGAGCCAGCCGAGGCTGCAACGCCGTCAATGATGATGGTCTTCTTGCCCTGGTAGCGAGCCAGAATGTCGTGGATGGCTAGGCCCTCGCCAGCATCACCGCCATAACTGAAAAGATTGATTGTGATGTCACGGCCGCCGGCAGTTTCCAGGGAGCGGGCTACATCGGCGGCCAACACATCAAAGCCTACATCGCCATAGAGCTGCATCACTGGCGCCGTGGCTGCCGCCTTCACTGATACACCAAGGGCCATGATTATGTAGTCGCTGGCTTCAGGCTATGGATCCGCAGGGCCTGCCGGTGCTGGTTCCGCAGCTCCAGCGGCTTGAGCCACGCCGGAGTCGCTGACTAGGCCAGGGTCCACGCTCAGCGTCAGGCCTGCATCCTTAGCCCGCTGCATGTCGGTTGCCAGCTCGGCAATGATTTCCTCGGGCACATACCCGAAGCTGCGCTGCACCTCGGACAGGCTCATGATTCCGGCCCGCACCGCACTGATCAGCGCGGGGATCTCGCGGGTGGGGTCAATCATCTCCCGCCGTGGCGGGGTGTGGGTCCATTCGAGCGGGCCCTTGAGCAGGCCGACCATGCCGGCCAGCTCGTCATGCCAGCGGCACACCGGGGCCAGCATTCCGGGCACGCTGACCTTGCCGCGCAGGTAGGCGATGCGCCGGCTGAATTCCAGCCAGCCACCGCGGAACGACGAGTAATTGACGTTTGAGAGATCACCAGTCATCGATTCGTAGGTGATCTCATAGGCCGCCGCTACCGCGTGGGCGTACTCGCGGTGGGTGCTGACGAAATCACCGGAGCTTGGTGGGCTAAACGCTCTGAAATCCCGGCCGGGCGGCAAGTGCTCCACGGCGCCGGGCTCGATGGTGTCAAAGGCAATGCCGGTTTTGCTGGGGTCAACCTCCCCATCCATATCGGTCACCACCCCGAAGAAACAGGCGGCGATCTTGTCTTTCATCTGCTGGGCAGCGCGGATGTCGCCCATATCCCGCAGGGTCAGGATTGCGGCTGTGCCAAATGGCAGCCCCATCCGCTGGCCAGCGCGGCGGGAATCAAAGTGCAGGCTGATCTCCTCCTTCGGCACAAACGTTGATTGAATCTTGATACCTGCGCCCAGGATCATTTCGCCCGGGTGGCGGTCGCGGATCCAATAACCCTGCAGCCGGCCGGCCTTATCGAACTGCTGGCCAAACAGGATGTCGATGCCGTTGTCTTTATTGAAGTCCAGCCAGTCCGGCTCCAGCATCTGCACCTGCAGCGGCACCATGCCGTAGCGGTCGAAGAGCTCAGGGTTCACCCGCTTGCGGATCAGCACCGCACCGCGCACGGCCGTGGTCCGGGCCCCTACCGCCTGGTTGCCGTACCAGTCATGGATGCCATAGAAATCGCTC